AACGCTTGGCCGTATCGGGTTGCAAAATGGAGGATATATCAGGCCAACAGTTTTATCAGGCTTGCGGTGATTTGCTCGATGCCATAGTTGCCAAGCGCATTACCCATTCGGGGCAGCCCGAGCTAGTCGAGTCCATGAATAACTGCGCAGCCAAAACCAATGAGGGTTCATTTCGCATCATTCGCCGCCAATCGGCAGGTTGCATTGCAGCTGCAATTTCGCTGGCAATGATTGTCCACAAAATGAGCCAACCCGTATCAATCCCGCAAATTATGGCGGTATAGACACGCCCAATGTCCGTTTTGGGTGCTATGTCGCTAATGGGTGGTATAGGGGTATTATGCCGCTATGGGTATATTGTCGCGATTGCGTTTGGTTGATGATTCACCGTCTAATGACCCGCAAATTGTTGCACAGTATGGCCCGCCTGTTATGGATGCACCTTATGGTGTTAATTATTGGAACAACGGCACAGGTTTAGGTTATAGCGATACCGCAATTGATTTAGTAAGTGCAATGCAAGTGCCATCAGTTGCAAAATGCAGAAATTTAATTTGCGGAATTATTGCAGGCATCCCATTAGAACTATACAAAAAATCAACAGGTGAGGAATTAGGTTCTCCAGTTTGGTTAGAGCAACCCGATGAACGGCAACCGCGTTCAGTAACAATTGCATACACTGTGCAATCGTTAGTGTTTTATTCGGTTGCGTATTGGGAAGTTACCGCAGTTTATTCCGATGATGGCAGACCTGCGCGATTTGCATGGGTACAAAATGACCGCGTAAGTGTGAAGTTAAATAAATACAACACTGAAGTTGATTATTACATGGTAAACAATGAACGCAGACCAGATAACGGCGTTGGCAGTATCGTAACTTTCCAGTCACTAAATCCGGCTGCCCTTGTTTCCGGTGCGCGCACAATACGGGCAGCCCTCGATATTCAACGCGCAGCTGCTATTGCTGCCGCAACACCAATTCCATCTGGTCACATTAAAAATAGCGGTGCAGATTTGCCAGAAAGTGTTGTACAAGGATTATTAGCATCATGGAAAGCCGCGCGTACATCGCGAAGCACTGCATATTTAACTAGCACTTTGGAATATGTGCCAACACAATTTTCACCCAAGGACATGATGTACACAGAGGCCATTCAATCGCAATCGACCGAAATTGCGCGTTTAATGAATGTGCCTGCATACATGTTAAGCAGCGATGCAAATGCAAGCATGACATATCAAAATGTTTTGGATGCTCGAAAAGAATTTTTTGCGTACACACTTGCACCTTATGTTTGCGCAATTGAGGACAGATTAAGCATGAATGATATAACTGCAAATGGCAACATTGTGCGCTTTGCAGTTGATGAAACATTCTTGCGTGTAGATGCAACAGAAAGACTTGCAACAATAGAGAAACTGCTATCGCTGCAATTGATTACGCTAGACCAAGCAAAACAAATGGAAGATTTATCACCGAATGGAGATGCTTCGTGAGATTAGAATTTAGTAGCCCAATTGAAGCGGCCGATGGCGAGCGCAGAATTATTGCGGGCGTTGTTGTACCGTTTAATCAAATTGGCAACACATCAGCAGGGCCAGTTATGTTTGAGCGCGGGTCAATTGCGATTCACGACACCGCAAAGGTAAAACTGCTATTGCAGCACCAACCGAACGCAATTCTTGGCCGCGCTCAATCCTTCAAAACTACTGATGAAGCTATTTACGGTTCATTCAAAATTTCAAATTCTAACGCAGGCCAAGATGCTTTAATCATGGCAAGTGAGGATTTAATTTCAGGGCTATCTATTGGAGTGGATGTTCAAAAGTCCGAACCTAAAGATGGTTACCTATTAGTCAAAGCTGCTCGAATGATGGAAGTGTCATTAGTCGAAAGTCCAGCATTTACAGCTGCGCAAGTAACTAGAGTTGCCGCAAGCGAAAGCGAAACGGTAGAAGCCGCAACATCAACTAGCACTACAACAATCACAACAACAGTAACAACAACCGAAACCGAAAGTGAGGATGTCATGCCGACAGCCCCAGAAACACCAACACCTGAAGTACCAGCAGCAGCACAGGTAGAGGCTCCAGCAGTTGAAGCCTCACGCCCAATTGTTAAACCAGCATGGGATGATAGCCAACGCGTTCGTCATGGCATCACTTCAGCAGGTCGCTATCTTGAACATTCAATCAAAGCAGCGCAAGGAAATTCAGAGTCAAAACTTTGGATTACTGCCGCTGATGATTTTTCATCCGCTGGTTTAGGTTTTACACCAACCCAGTACCTTCGCGATATTGTTACAACTTCAAACTTTGGCCGACCAGCCGTAGATGCAGTTTCAAAACAAGCATTACCGTTAAACGGGATGACCATAAATCGGCCAAAATTCACCACTTACCCAACAGCGACTGTTGAAGCTGAAGGCGGCGCAGTAGATAATACTGATGCAGTTTCCGCTTATCTTACTGCAAGCGTTTCTAAGTACAGTGGCATGCAAACGCTATCAATTGAATTGGTCGAGCGGTCTGACCCTGGCTTCATGGATGCCATTATGCAACAACTTCAGTTAGCGTATTTGAAGGTCACTGACCAAGCAGTCATAACCGCGCTCAACAGCGGCACAATCGGCACAAAAGATTATGCAGCAACTTCAGCGGGCATCATTGATTTTATTTCAACTGAAGCACCATTGGCTTATTCAAACTCATCATTCTTTGCAACTAACTACCTATGCGGAACCTCGCAATGGTCATTGTTAATTGGTGCAACAGATTCAACTGGCCGCCCAATTTACTCAGCTTCACAACCTATGAACGCAGCTGGCAATCCAATTGTCCAAAGTATCAAAGGCAATGTTCTTGGTCTTGATTTATTCGTTGATAAAAACTGCGTTGCAACCACAATTGACAACTCCGCATACATCATCGCACCTGAAGCATTGACCGTATTTGAAAGCCCAACCGCTTTCATGTCAGTAAATGTGGTTTCAAACCTTCAGGTACAAGTGGCCATTTATGGTTACATGGCAACAATGCTCAACATCGCAGGCGGTATCCGTCGCTTCAATGTTGCGTAGTTAAACCCCTAAGTCGGCTTGCAGGGTTCAGAGGCCCTGACCCTGCAAGTCATTAGAGAGAGAGGATGAGATGGCCGCTACTTATGTCACCGAGGCAGAATTGCGCGCGGATTTAGGTATTCAAAATTTATACTCATCTGCCATTGTCGAAGATGTTTGCCAAACCGCGCAAGATTTATTAAACCAATTTTTATGGTTCAACACTGCATCAGTTGTAGCAACTTCAATTGCATCTAACATTGCAACCCTTACTGTTGCTTCACCGGGCATTTTCGTAACTGGTCAAAGTGTCACCATTGCAGGTTGCGGGGCTACTTTTAACGGTACTCGCACAATTACCGGGATGGGGCCTGCAACGGTTGGCACCAATAACATTTTTATTCCGTACCCATTTAATTACCCACGCGGGTATTCATTTTTGCAATTCGCCATTACAGCTGCCGACCAAAATTATTATTTAGTGCAGCCATACGGCACGATGACTGGCCCAGATACCAAAACCGCTAGTTATGCCGCAACACCAGCAGTGCGCCAAGCTGCAATGATTTTGGCAGTATCAATTTGGCAAGCTCGACAAACCACGCAAACAGGCGGCATGAGTGTTGATGGATTTACTCCAAGCCCGTTCAAAATGTCGAATACTCTAATGGCATCTATTCGCGGCCTAATTGCCCCGTACATGACCGCAAATTCAATGGTGGGGTAAATGACCGCCGCCCTAACCACACTGCGCTCCACACTTGCCACAGCACTTACCAATGCAAGTGTTTGGAATACCTACGCCTACCCGCCAAGTGTCATTACCGCAAATTCTGTAATCATCGTGCCAGCAGACCCATACATCACGCCAAGCAACAATGTGCAAGTTATCCCACCGCTTGCCAATTTTCGCGTGTTGATGACAGTGCCATTGCTAGATAACCAAGGCAATTTGAACGGCATCGAGGACACCATCGTTGCAGTATTTAATCTGCTCAACTCATCTGCAATTGTGATGAATGTTGGCACAGTAAGCGCACCATCAGTTTTATCAGCAGCATCAGGGGATTTGCTCACTGCTGATATATCCGTATCAATACTAACTAGCTGGTCATAAGGAGATAACCATGAGCGATACCAAGGCAGAGGATTTGGCTTTTCTGATAAAGACCGGCCAAGTTAAAGAAACAGAAACCAAAGCATCAACCACCAAGAAGGATGAGGAATAAACGATGGCAATTTATCTAAATAACAATGTTGGCGTGAAACTTGCCACCGCAGCTGCGCCAACTGTACCTAGCATTGACATTTCAAGTTATGTAACCGCAGTGACTTTAACTCAAATCGTAGATGAACTAGAAGTCACAGCGATGGGCGATACAGCTCATAAATTTGCTGCTGGTTTGCAGGCTGCAACTCTTTCCATTGATTTTCTCAATGACTGGGCTGCAAGCCAAGTAATGACCACACTCAATGCCGCTTTCGGTACAACATTGGCAGTGTCAATGATTACCGTTAAAGGCACAGCAGTATCGGCAACAAACCCTTCATACCAATTTTCCATTTTGGTTAATAACTTAACCCCAGTGGGATCAGGCGGCGTGGCCGATGAAGCCTCATCTAGCCTGTCATTTACTGTGAACACCGCAGTTACAGTTTCACCAACCGTAGCGTTCTAACAAGGAGCAAAGCATGGCAAGGTTAAAGATAACTAGGGCCTCAGGGGAAGTGGTTTTGCACATTTCGCCTGTTGTCGAAGTAGCCTTTGAGAAGTACACCGGGAAAGGCATCCACAAACAATTTCGCGATGAGGAGAAGCAAAGCGATATTTATTGGTTAGCCCACAACTGTTTGCAGCGCGTTGAAGTAATCCCGCCATTTGGCGATGAGTTTCTAAACACGCTAATTTCAGTTGAAGTTATGGATGACGACGACCCAAAAGAATAGACCGCAACAGCATGACTTATCTCGTGGCTAGTCTTGCGGTGGAGATGAAAATATCGCCATCGCAAGTGCTAGAGATGGATGGTTACATGCTTAAAGCGGTGTTGCAGGTGTTTAGCGATAGAGCAAAGGAGGCCGCAAAAAATGCCCGTAGTCGTAGGCGGATATAAAGAATTGATGGCCGCGCTCAAAGAATTTGAACCAGACTTAAACAAACAAATGAAAAAAGATATAAAAACTGCGATGTTGCCGATTCAAGATAAAGCTAGAGGATACGCGCCAAGTCCTTACCCATCTTATTTATACAACTGGGCTGATAAAAACTCGTTGGAATTTAACAAAGATGGCACTCGTAAATTTCCGTTATATAATCCTGCCGCAGTTACATTTGGGATTCAATATAAAGCGGGCGCAAATAAAAAAAATCGTTATGGTTTTAGTGCGCTTTATTATGTTGCCAATACCTCAGCGGCGGGTGCCATTTATGAAACTGCAGGCCGCAAATCAGGTTTTCAGGGCCAGCCTTGGGTGGGGCCAAATGGTAAAGGCAAAGATGTTTCGAGATCACGCAACCCAAATGCAGGTGCAATTTTTATTAACTCAATGGGGCCTTTATACGGCAGTGGCAAACAACGAGGCCGTTTGATATTTAGAGCATGGCACGAGAGCGAAGGCAAAGTCCAAGATGCAGTGGTACATGCAATTGAACGAGCTGCGGCGCGATTTAACGCAATACATGTTCAATCTAGTTACTCCTTGGCCGCCTAATGCCAAATTTAATAGTTTCCGCAGTCACCAAGTATGACGGCAAAGGATTAGCCAAGGGTAAAAAAGATGTTAGTGCTTTCAACAAAGGCGTTAAATCATTAGCAAAAACTCTTGCTGGACTTTATAGCGTTGGCAAAATTGCACAATTTGGCAAGTCCTCAGTTAAAGCATTTTTAGCCGATGACAAAGCTGCAGCCGCCCTTGCCAAAACTTTAGATAACACTGGCAACTCATTTGCCAAAATAGGTGTTGAAAAGTTTATTGCATCGTTGCAGAAACAAACAGGTGTGCTTGATGACCAATTACGGCCAGCATTTCAACAGTTATTGGTTGCCACCGGTTCAGTTACTAAAGCTCAAGAAGGTTTAACTGTCGCCTTAGATGTCGCAGCAGGTACTTCGTCGGATGTCGAGAGTGTTACAAAAGCAATTTCCAAAGCCTACGCGGGCAATACAACTGCATTGGCAAAACTTATTCCGGGCATTGATAAAACTGTACTTGCATCAAAAGACCTTAATGCCATAAATAAAGAATTAACCAAATTATTTGGTGGACAAGCTGCGGTTGCAGCGGGTACATATGCAGGGCAATTAGATATTCTTAAAGCCTCAGCCCAAGATGCCCAAGAAACTATTGGCAAAGGTTTAGTTACAGCCATCGAATTGCTGGCCAATGGTCAATCCTTAAATAAAGCAACAAGCAAAATGGATGAGTTAGCAAAATCCATTGCTGATGTAACTGTTGGATTGGCTGATGCAATTAGCAAATTAGAAAAAAATCTTGGTGGTGCAAGATTACAAGATTTATTTTTCAGTCCAATTTTAACTCCCATTGTAGGAGCCTTGCAAAAAGGTGGCAAAACAATTGCGGCAAATAAAGCCGCAGGCGCACCTGTACTAGACCCTAAGCAACTAATTGCTCAAGACAAAGCTGCAAAGGCTAAAGCCATTTCAGATAAAAAAGCGTTAGATGCTGCTAAACGCCTTGCCGCGCTAACCAAAAAAGCCGAAATGGATAAACTGGCACTTAAAAAAATTGGTACAACATTTGATTTAGCGCAGATTCAAATTCAAGCCGCTTTGAAATACAACATTGACAATGAAACCAAATTGCGCTTACAACTTCAAAAAGCATTGTTAGATGAGGATGTTGCAGCCGCTGCAAAACTGCAAGCCGCGTTATTAGCCAATGAAGCCAAGACCAAAGAGTTGGCAGACCTATTAGCCCACTTGCCAAAGGCCGATGATCCGTTTGCCGATTGGCCAGCCATCATTGCCAAGATAAATGGCTTGCTAAAAGACTTGAAGATTCCCGGCAGTGCTACCGCGTTACTAGCTGCGCAAGGATTAACCTACAATGCTGACACTGGCAAAGTAACTGACACCCCAACCGTATCAAAACCAATTGTTGTGCCTGTAAGTACATCCACAAATGGAACAACCACAGCTACTGCCGCAGCCGTAAATACTCCCGAAGTCGTAGAGGCCGCCGTTGCAGTTTGGAGCGCAGCCTTGGATGCAATAGCAGCAGGCGGTGATTCAGGCTTTGCAAGCGCAGCGCGCAGGGCTGGTTATGTGCCAGACCCACCAGTGGTGAATGTAACCGTCAATGCAGGCGTGGTAGGCAGCGAGCAAGTGATTGCCGATGCGGTACAGACCGTCATTCAAAACCTTGGGCGATATGGCACATCTTTACAATACGCAGGGGCCATAGCAATATGACCGCGCCAACCGTTCAAGCATTTATTAACTTCTCAACAGGCCCATCATTTGCGCAAGCCATGATTTTAGATTCAGGCATACTTGGCACAAACATTCTCGCTGATGCAGCTTCAGTTATTGTGGATGTATCAAACCAAATTAACGCCATTTCAATACAACGCGGGCGCAATGCGCAGGCTGACCAATTCCAAGCGGGTACTCTCTCACTTCGCATCGTGGATCAAAATGGAGATTTCAACCCACAAAATGTTAGCGGGCCTTATTACAATCTGCTGCAACCAATGGTTAAGGTGTCAATTACTGCAACCAGCCTTGGCGTTGTTTATCCGTTGTTTTCAGGTTTCATCACAAACTACCTAACCACTCAGCCAAACAATTCAATTGACACATTAAACTACACAACCATCCAAGCGGTAGATGCAATGCGGTTAGTCCAAATGGCACAAATAACAACCGTTGCAGGCAGCAGTGCAGGCGATTTAACTAGCACCAGAGTCAGCCAAATCCTTGACCAAATCTCATGGCCTGCCACAATGCGTTCAATTGAAACTGGATTAAGTACGGTGCAAGCCAATCCCAACACTGCAACCACCGCGCTATCAGCTGCGCAAAAGTGTGAGTTAGTAGAATTTGGCGCGTTCTATGTAGATGCCAGCGGGTCATTTATATTCAAAAACCGCACCACAACATCAACATCAGTATCGGGTACGCCCAGAGTGTTTAATGACAATGGCTCAAACCTACACTACTTCAATGCGGATTGGGTGCTTAACGATGTGTTGGTGTACAACCAAGCAAGTGTGACCCGGACAGGTGGCACAGCGCAGGTAGTAGTCAATGCAGCTAGTGTCACCAAGTATTTTGCGCACTCCTACAATCAGACCGCAACCATGTTTTCAAGTGATGCTGATGCCTTGCAATATGCGCAGGCTTATATTGCCAGCCGCGCAGAAACCTCAATCAGATGCGATGCACTAATCCTTGACCTGTATTACCCTGATGATGCAATGGTACTGGCAGCCTTGGAGTTAGATTTTTTTGATCCTGTAACAATAAGCACCACACAACCGGGTGGGTCAATCCTTACCAAAACCCTGCAAGTCTTTGGCGTTAATTACCAAATTAGCCCAAATTCATGGCGGCAGACTTTCACCACACTTGAACCGATAATCGATTCATTTATACTAAACTCAACCCTGTACGGGATACTTGATACATCCGTACTTAGTTATTAAGGAGATGAACAAATGACCGCAAACGCTGGTTATCACGCATTTAGCACAGGTGATGTATTGACCGCTGCGCAGGTTCAGTACAATCTCCAAAATCAAACCATTATGTATTTTGCTTCATCCGCAGCTCGTACCACAGCACTTAGCGGTGTATTGGTCGAAGGCATGTTTTCGTATTTAGCCGATACCGATTCCACCGAGTATTACAACGGCAGCGCATGGACTTCGATTTCAAACCCCGGGGATATAACCGCAGTCAATACCAACGCAGGTTCAGGTTTATCAGGCGGCGCAACTAGCGGTGCAGTTACGCTTTCGCTCTCATCGAGCTACACCGCCAAGACTGCTGCCTACACATTCGTTGCAGGCGATGAGTACAACTTATTTTCCATGAATAACGCTGCAACTCAACAATTTAACATTCCAACCGATGCGACTTACAATTTCGCAGTCGGCACAGAGTTTAATGTGTTCTGGATAACTGGAGCGGGTCAGCCAACTATCGGCGCAGTAACTCCAGCAACCACTACTGTAATTTCAACGGGCGCAACTAGCGCAACTCCAAAATTGAGAGTAGCCAACAGCGGTGCAACAATTAAAAAATTAGCCGCAAATTCTTGGATAGTTTTTGGCGACCTTTCATAATGAAAATTGGAATAATGGCAAGTCAGATAAGTGGGCATTTAACACCTGCCACAAGTTATGAGTCTATTTCGACTGTGCCAGTCACTTCAACGGTTGGTTATATTGAATTCACTTCAATTCCAGCAACCTTTCAACATTTACAAATCAGAGCGATAGCGCAAGGTGCAAGTGGTGGTTCCGTATTGGCAACTTTTAATTCTGATACAGGTGCAAATTATTCAAATCACAGTTTATACGGTGACGGCGCAAGCGCGGGAGCGCAAGCGGGAAGTTCAACTAGCAATATAAACATCTGCCGTAATGGTGGCATTTCCACTACCGCAAACATATTTAGCGCATTTGTTATAGACATCTTGGACTACGCCAACGGGAATAAATACAAAACAACACGGGCATTAAATGGTCAGGACTTAAACGGTAGCGGAAAAATTAATTTTGAGTCAGGCAACTGGAGAAGCACTAGCGCCATAAGCACAATTCGATTAACTCAAAACGGTAGCGGTTTTACCCAATACTCAACCTTCGCACTTTACGGAGTAAAATAATGGCTGCTGGCGCAACTTATGTATCTATAGCATCTAACACTCTTTCATCTTCCGCTGTATCTGTAACATTTTCTAGCATTAGCGGGGCTTATACGGATTTAGTATTAATCGTAAGCAACTTGACTACAACCGTTGCAGGTCTTTCTATTTATATGGAATTCAATGCTGATTCAGCAGCAAATTATTCAGAGACTTGGCTAAACGGTGACGGCACTAGCGCAACTAGCGTTCGTAGAACTGCTGATACAAAAGGTTTTTTGGGCGGTTATGGTGCAGGAACCAGCACAACTAATCCAGCAATGGCTATTGGTCAAATAATGAATTATGCAAATACAACTACTTATAAAACCGCTATTGCTCGTTATTCATTAGCAAGTGCAGAAACAAATACATTGGTAAATCTTTGGCGTTCAACTGCAGCAATCAATGCAATTAGAGTATTTACTGGTGGCACAATGGCATCAGGCTCAACCTTTTCACTCTACGGAATTGCGGCGGCGTAACTATGGCAACGGCAAATACATTCGTTCAAATTGGTTCAACTGTAACTGTTGGTTCAGGCGGTGCGGCGAGTATTAGTTTCAGTTCAATACCTGCTACTTACACAGATATTATTATTAAATATTCTGGGAGAAGTACAGATACCGGCAATTATCAAAATGTGAATGTAAAAATAAATGCCGATACAGGCAGCAATTATTCTGTCCGTTTGTTGTACGCTGATGGTTCTGGAGTGGGTTCTGATACCACAACAACTACTTATCTTAAATTTATGTATGCGCCTTTTAATTCTGCAACTGCCAGTGTATTTGGTAACGGGGAATTATACTTTCCTAATTATGCTGGCAGTGCTTACAAATCAATGAGCGCCGATACCGTAACTGAAAATAATGCAACTGGCGCAGGTTCAGTATTGACAGGTTTAACCGCTGGTTTATGGTCAAGCACTTCGGCTATTACTGATTTAACGCTTACTCCCAATACTGGAAACTGGGCGCAATACTCAACCGCTTCACTTTACGGCATACTAAAATACTAAGGAGATAAAATGGCAACTAAAATAATCGTGGACTGTTCTACTGGTATTGCTACCGAGGTGGAATTAACAGTTGAGGAAGTAGCACAGCAGGAAGTGGATGCAAAGGCATACGCTATTGAGCAAGCCGAGCGCGACGCAGATGCGAAGGCTAAAGCCGATGCGAAAGCTAGTGCGATGGCGAAATTGACCGCGCTTGGATTAACCGAAGATGAAATAGCGGCAATTTCAAATGCCTAGCACAGCGCAGAAAACCGTTACAACTACCGCAACGCTATTGGTGGCCGCTAATCGCGGCGACCAGATAGTAAACCTGCATAACTCAGGCGGTGCGGCATATATCGGTGATGCCACCGTTACTACATTAACGGGTTTCAAAATGGATTCAGGCGATAAAATCGAAATTCCATTAGGTGATAATGAAGCCCTTTATGGCATAGTCGCATCAGGTACAACAACGGTTTATGTCATGGCCACGATAAATTGATAACCAGCCAAAACGGGTGGCCAGCCTCAAAAGACCCAAATGAGATTGGCATAAAGTCATACGCCATTGCCGACTCAGGGGTTAGGTTGCGATGCGCTGAGAAGGTTGCGCCATTATTGGTTGCCTTAGCCGCGCAATTCCATGAGCATATTGAAGCTATAGATGATGGCAATGATGATTGGGGTTACTGTTACCGCGAAATCAGGGGAAGCCAAACCACACTTAGCAATCATTCAAGCGGTACAGCCATTGACTTAAATGCAACAAAACACCCATTGGGCGCAGCTGGTACTTTCACGCCATTGCAAGTCACATTGATTCAAGCATTATGCAAAAAGTATGGCATCCGATGGGGTGGAGATTACAAAAGCAGAAAAGATGAAATGCACTTTGAGGTTTCAGTTGATGCAGAGCAGGCAGCTGCGTTGATTGGAAAATTGGGCCTATCAACTAACAAGGAGAAAACCAATGCATAAATCACTTGAAGCATTAAAAAAGCCTGCGATGTCATGGCTGCGGGCTTCGCTCGCTGCTGTCGCAGCTTTATACATGTCTGGGATAACAGACCCAAAGATTTTGGCCAATGCCGCTATTGCCGGGTTTATTGGCCCAGTACTAAAGGCCTTAGATGTACCCGCAATTGCTGGAAAGGCGAAAAAATAAAATGACCATTACCTCATGGGCGGGCTTAATAGTGGCTATAACGGCCATTGTGGGCTCGTTCGTGGGGTGCGTGGGCTGGTTGGTCAAGCACTACCTAAGTGAGTTAAAGCCTGACGGCAATGGCGGGCATAACCTAGAGGGCAGAATTGCGCGCCTAGAAAACCGCGTGGACTCCATTTATGAGCTGCTATTAAATCGCGACACGCAACACAGGGATTGACGGGCAAAAGGGATAATGCGCTATTATCGCGTAATGCGCCAAAAGGCGTATTAAACGATTAGGGGCCTGTATGAGAAGTTTTGAAGGTTTATTAACTACCGAGGATGCGGCTTGGGTTTTAGGGGTCGCAGGTTCAACAGTGCGCAAGCTAGTGCGTGAAGGCAAGTTAAAGCATCGCACTACATTTGGCGGGCATTACCGTTTTGAGTTAAAAGATGTTGAGGCATTTGCAGCTGAACGCGAGGCCAAATAATGTATCAATTACTTGCACAAATCCCACAGCCAATTTGGGTGGTTATTCTCTTTGTTCTGATGACCTTGCCAGTGTATGTGGCTTATGTGGTAGGCAATGAACGCGGTTTAGATGATGGCTTCAGGGCTGGCCATGACCTAGGCAAGCGCAACATCAAGGTCAAACATGACAAATAGAGCGCACGCCCGGGCAACTGACCCTTGGACTTCACACAGCGCAGCCAACTCCATCGTTGATGTCACTCCATTGCAGTACCGTTTATTGCAATGTTTCGATATAGAAATGGCAATGACCGATGAGGAATTGGTAAAAGTCTATGCCCGTACTTGGGGCAACACTTGGCCTGCAACTGATTCATCTATTCGCAGCCGTCGCAGTGAGCTAGTGGCAATGGGCGAATTACTGGCAACAAATGAAACCCGCAAAACTAGGGCGGGCCATAAGTCAATTGTCTGGACTCGAAATATGGTGATGTTATGAGTTTCAATTTAGCTGAGTACACCACCGTTGCAGAACGTATTAAACTGTTTTGGGAGAAGTACCCAGACGGTGCAGTGCGCACATTGCAATTACCTAGTGATGCAAATGTGTTTGTTATGCGTTGCGAATTGTATCGAAGCGTTACCGATTCAGTGCCATTTAGCACTGGCCATGCCAGAGAGGTTGCAGCTGATAGAGGTGTGAACCGCGACTTTCCACTAGAGAATTGCGAAACTTCAGCGATTGGAATTGCATGTAAAAATGCAGGCATTGGCACAGATAAACATGGGCCATCGCGCGAGGAAATGCAAAAGGTAGAGCGCGTACAAAACCGCGAAACCTTGACTGATGAGGGCTATTCGCCTTACCAGATAGGGCGCATGGCTGCTGCGCGTGAAGCAAATGCCGTTGATGCTGAACCACAGTGCAAACATGGTGCAATGCAATCGCGTAAAGGTGTATCAGAAAAAACTGGCAAAGACTATTACGGGTTTGTTTGCATTAGCCCTGACAAAGCTGAGCAATGCCCTGCTGATTGGTGGGAGTTAGGGCCAAATGGCCAATGGCGAAAGAAGGTGGCTAAACATGGCTGAGATGTCAATGACTACACCAGATGGCAATGAAGTTACATTTGAACGAGATGGCACAGTGTCGGTGTCAGGCATGAACACTTTATGCGATAGATGCGACCAGTACGCGCCAACTACCAACGGGCAAAACATTAGTGATGCATCGGGTCAGGTCATTATGTGGTTTTGCTTTAAGTGCAGATTGCAGGCATACATCAAATGACTGATGCCATTTATTACAAATTTACTTGCCGATTGTGTAAAGCTACATGCCCGCACATCGAGCGCACAGTTACCAATAACATGCCGCCTAACTTGGTGTGCGTGGAATGTACATCTTGCGGAGTCATTGGGATAATGATGAAGCCGCAGGTGCAGGCTTGAAACCGTATTATCAGGATGACTTTGTAACTTTATACAACGCTGATTGCACAGAACAATTGGCTTGGCTTGAAGCTGATGTTCTGGTCACTGACCCGCCGTATGGCATCTCTTGGATGAAAAACGAGTTTGATTCAGATAAAAGCAAACGGGATGCGGTAAAAGAAAGGCGCAAGGATAAAGGAGCTGACATTGTTGGTGATGAAAACACTGATGCTAGGGATGATGTGCTGCAAATGTGGGGGGGGGTCAAATCAGCAGTGGTGTTTGGAACATGGCGTAAACCAAGGCCTGATGACATAACTCATCGTTTAATCTGGCATAAGAAAGGCAGATTTCCCGGTGTTAATCCACACCCTTGGTATCCTAATGATGAGGAAATATATTTAATTGGGAAAGGGTGGCAGGGCAAACCGACACCAACGGTATTGAGCACCGAGGAATCGAGGTCAAATTATGCAACTGCGATTGGACATCCAACGCCAAAACCTGTTGGACTTATGGAAATTCTTATCAATAAATGCCCTGATGGTGTCATTGCAGACCCATTTGCTGGCAGTGGTTCCACCCTACTTGCAGCTCGTAATGCAGGGCGCAAGGCTATCGGTGTTGAAATAGATGCAGATTATTGCCGTATCGCAGCTAATCGTTTATCGCAGATGGTTTTGGAATAGTTACGCACAACCTGTGGATAACTCACTAGACACGCCCAAGGGTACGCCTAAGTTATCCACATCCTTGACAGCCTCGGTACGCTTCATCCGCAACGCGGAGCCCCGTAGGGTTATAGCTCAAGCGGCAGCGGTGATGCTAGTGGGGGTTCTATGTTTATACCCTGTCAGGGCTCACGCCTTTGCAGAAAATGCAACTAAATACAAAGAATATGCAGCTACAAAAACAGATAGCATTATTGAACTTTATGCAATGGATGTGCTCTATACAGCTGAAAGTAATTGGCGTGTAAAAGCAGTGAATGGCACTCACTATGGGATATGTCAAGGAAAGTCTAAATACTTAATCAATGCTAACTATGTACAACAAATTGATTGGTGTTATCGTTATGCTATTAAGCGTTATGGTTCTATGGTTGATGCGCTTTATCATTGGAAGGTGTACGGATGGCATTAGGTAACAAGCTAAGTGCTAAGAACTACAGCCTTTGGCGCAAAGTAAGGGCCAAGGTAATCGCTCGGGATAACGGGATATGCCAGTACTGTGGAGAACCGGGTAATGAAGTTGACCATGTGGTTAGTCGCAAGCGTGGCGGTGATGACAGTTTGGATAATCTGTTGTGCTGCTGCCGTAGTTGTAACCTACGCAAGTCCTCAGCCGATTTAAGCGTTTTTTTAGAGCGCGCGCATAC